TCCATGCCGGTGATGTACGTCCGATAGGTCGTGTCGCCGGGGATCGCGCCGCGAGCGTAGTTGAGGTCGAGATCCGACGACAACCATGCGTTGTTCATCAAGAAGATCGACCTCACGGGCCCCGTCCGCACCAACGTCTGCGTGTTCGCGAACTGCTTCCACGCGGTCAGGTCGCCTGACAACAGCCGGCAGTTCACTGCCTCTTGCGCGCCGCTCTCCGCTAACGCTCGAGGCGTGAGTCGCGGAACTTCACCGCGGAAGGAATCGATGACGCGCTTCACAACAGTGCTTCCATGCTGAATAGGATCTGGGCAGAAGTACCCCACTCACCAAGAACAGAGATTTCGCCGTTGTCCCACGCGTATGCGTGCGGAACCAAAGCAACAATCTTCTTCGACAGTGCCTCTGATGCCGGCGTGTATGTCCCTGCAGACAGGGCGATTCCGTACGGTTCTAGGATGAACGGAACGTACAGCGGCAACAGGAAGTCAGCCGTCTCAGGAAGAGTCTCGTTGCGCCACGCGCGTAGTACGCGGTTCGCTTTTCTGTAGACCCCCTGAAGCGGTACTTTCACAACGCCGTACTCGACGAAGAAAACCACTTCTCCGTCGCGCATCCCAACCAAGGCATTCTCTGCAAGGAACACGGGGATCCCTGCATAGCTTGTGACTGGGTTGCTGTTTGGGATGAATCTGAGTTTTGCTTTCTCAACCCCAGTAGCTTCTTCGGCGGTTATTCTTCTCATGGTCCCGGGCCCCACTCGAGCGTTCCTGACAGCTCATCTATTGGCGTCTGTATGAAGTGGATTGTGTTCGCAGAAGGCAGCCCATCTACCGTAGCAGTTAAAGTGCCTCTTCCAGCAGTTGCTGTGAAGAACTGAAGCAGAACCCACCCATTGGAGGACGATACTATGAACGGGGGATCACCAGCGTTTGTTGGCGTAAATACAAGAGTCCATACAAGCACTTGCGCGACCCACGCTTCTAGCCCTGCATAGGCTGAAGAGTAGGGGCCTGGCCCGCCAAAGTTTGTTCTGTACGGGACTCCCTTTAGGCTGTCAATGGGATCGAACCACCCTATGAATTCAGTTCCTAGAGGTGGAGGTACCAGCCTAACCGTGATGACGTTCGACTTCTCGCCGGTACCACGAGTGACGTTAATCACGGCGGGATCGCCGGTGAAGTTCACGACGCGAACATTGGGGGCGCCGAGGGCAGCGCCTTCACTTTGCCATTGGATGGACAGCGGGAACAGCGGTGCTTCAGCTGCAGGAAACCCAGCGACAGGGGTTATCGCGTAGGTCATTTGTCATGCCAAGGTGATTGTGATCGTGTTGTCGCTAACACCGCTTCCGCCACGCACGACAGTGAACTGCGTCCCGACGAAGTTCACTGTGTCTGCGTCCGGTCCACCGAGGTTCACACCGTTCCACTGGAACTGGATGTAGTTCGGGAAGTCTTCCGTGGTGGCGGGGGTGAAGCCTGCAACGGGCTGTATGCCGAAGGTCATGTTTACCTCCCGAGAACGAAGGCCCGCGGTACGACACGCTGCGATCCACTGTTGAAATTGCGCTGCACTTCAGCGCGGCCGTTGCTGACAGCAGAGTTCCAGATCGTCTCGTACTTCTGAGACATCTTCTGGTCTGTCCACGGCTCGCCAGGCATGCGCAAGAGGTGCATCAGCGCGCCGGCCTCGATGCCCGTGCTGTACTTCTTCAGCGGCTCGGAAGGGATCTGCGCCACCTCGTCTTTCGGTTGGATCGCCACCATCACGGTGAGCGAGTAGACCTTGTCGGGGATCTGGTATAGCGCGAACTGGGCTTCAGGGATGTACTGGTAGCCGCGAGGCCGCGCCGCCGGTACGTTCGGGTTCCACCGCGACGAGTCCGTGGGGAAGATCGGGAAGCCTTGCGGTTTCGACCCGGAGTTGTCGATGCCCGACATCGCGACGATGGCGATGATCTCGGTGTACGTGTCGCTGCCGAGGCTGTACGTCTGCTGACCCGCTACGGTAGCCCCAGGGATCGCCAGGCGCAGCCAGCGTGTCTCGGCGCACCAGTCGCGCATTGCCTTCACGTAGGCCCGTCTGAGGGTCGTGCTGGGGCATCGGCGCGCTACCAGCGCTACCGGCGCGAGCTGGTCGAACACATTGACTTGGCTGGTCATGTGACCCCCGGTGTTTGCGAGAGCTTCGGCGCGACCGCAACCTGCGCTTGGGACTTGAGGCCCAGCGACAGGCGCCACTCGTTCATGTAGCCTGAGTATTTCGTCAGATCCTGCTTCTTGCTGTTCTTTGCGTAGGCCTTGGCCAGCACGAAGCAAGTCAGCGCACTCTGGTAGAAGTCGAGGACAGGCAGCAACTCGCCGCTCGAGCCTGTGAGCGCTGCCGGCACGGCGCCGTAGGTAATGCGGACGCTGCCTGCGCCGTCGTTGGGCGGGAACACGTAGAAGCGGTACGGCGTGCGGGGATCCGCCGCGTAGTTCTCGACGATAGTCTCTCGCGTGGCTGCCGGCCAGAAGCGATTCTCTTCCTGCAGCAATGCGAGATCGGTCTGCGTGATCGCGCGACCCGTGCTCGCGTTGTCCGTGATGTCAATCAACGCAACGCCACCATCAGGCAGCTGCTGGGCAATGCCGGCCACGAGCGGGCAGAAGGCCTGCACCGTGTACATGTCCGGCTTGACGAACGCCGTCGCGCGTATGCCCTCGTTGAGGTATCCCACCAGGTCAGAGTGGCTCCATGTCTGTCGAGCAACATCCAGCAGCGTGATGCTCGCGCTGTCAAGGATGGTGTCGACAGTGATGGCCATGTCAGACCAAGCTGTGGTCAGCCTTCAGAACGCCGGCGTCTTGCGCCAGTTTGCGCACCTGCACCTTGATGGCGTTGCCGTGCGTGCTGGGGTCGATAACGGTACCGAACTCGTTGAAGGCATACGCGATCAGTTCGTCCTTCGTCGCCGTGGCGAGGTCGAACGCTTTGACCTTGGTGCTATCGAGAACCAGACGTTCCTGCCCGCGGAACTCCGTCTTCAGGTAGGTCAGCCGGTCAGCGTGAGACGCCGACAGCACACCGTGGTATAGACGGTACTTGGGATGCGTTCGCAACTTCGGGACGTTCGGCACCAGCCTGGCGTCATCGATGTTGATGAGGAAAGGGATCGTCTTGTCCTGCTGCGGGCGGGTGTGCTGCGACAGGGCGGCTTCTTGTGCGTCGTTGATCATCGGGATTCTCCGGGGTGATCGGGGATTACTTCTTCTTGCCGAACGGCGGGGCCTTCTTGCCCTTCATCTGGCTCTTGTCGAAGGCTTCTTCCTTCTTCGACCCTTCCTTGCCGCGCATCTTCGATTCCTTGTCCTTGCCGGACTTCTCGAAAGGCATCTTGGCCATGGGGCTCTCCTGGTCAGTAGGTGGAAAACCGGCGCCAAAAGAGGCGCCGGTAACCTTGCGCGGCTTGGCTATCACGCCCCCGCGGGAACGCTGCCCGACGGCCCGAAGGCGCGCTTGCCGCCACCGCTGGGACCGCCGGCCGTCTGGTTGGTCGCGATGGTCCCGCTGGGGTAGCGGGCCTTCGCCTTGCCGCCAGCCTTGGACTGCTCGTTCTTGATGGTGTCCGGCGGCGACTTCACGTCCATGCCGGGGGTGTACGGGTTGCTGGTCTTCATGTGACTTCTCCGGTGAGGTTTGAAGATGGACAGGGGCTGAAGCCCCCATCCTACTCCGGTCAGGACTTCTTGACGACGGCCGTACCAACGTACTTCGGGCCGATCGTTTGGAAGCCGAAGACCATCAAGCCGCGGACGATGTACCCGAAGTCATTCGGGTTGTTGATCATCTCGCACTCGACGATCTGCGACGCGAACGTCAGGCCGGCGCTGTGGCCGAACATGACGTAGCTCGCCGGCCCGGGGCTGGTCTGCGACAGCAGGTTGCGCGACTGGTACAGCGTGAACCGATCGATCTCGCCGACCTTGCCGTTGCGCAGGATCGAAACCCCGTCACCAGCGAGAGAAGCGATTCGCAGATCCGACTTCTTGATCAGCGCGATGAACCACGGCGGCACGACCATCCAGCGACCTTCATCGCTGACGTTCTGCTCGTCCATGACCGTGCCGCAATCGACGATGAAGTCGACGACAGTGGTCTTGCTGACCGAGACGGGGGTCGTGGAGTCGCCCAGGTCGATCGTGGAGTCCACACCCGCGAACGGACCTTGGTTGTCCGCTGACACTTCGGCCGGGATCGTCTGCAGCACGTCCTGGTCGACGGCGATGCGCAGCTGGATCGACCCGTCGTTGGCGAAGACATCCGCCATGTCGAGGTCCGATTGCCGCATGTCGACGGTCGACAGTGCCACCGCGAACGACTTGGCCTGGTCGATGGCCAGCGTCACCGAGTTGCTCGTCGGGTACTGCGCGCTGAGGCCTGCGCCCACCACGTAGTTGCTGACGGTCACGTCGGGGATGGTACGAATCTTGACCTGCGCGCCGAAGCCCGCGATCTCGCCTTCGTAGTCCGTGCTGGCGATTTCGCCGAAGCACGTCGTCTTGTAGAACTTCTCGACCAGCTTGCCCGAGTAGATCTCCGGGCTGAAGTTGACTGCGCCTGCCGGACCATAGTCGGGAAGGCCTGATGCGATTGGAACGCCCATGAGATTTCTCCTTGAAGAGCGTCACACCCTACCGGGGTGCGCGGAGCTTCAACCGGGCCTCGAAATCCACACGCTCTTTGTCCGTAACCTTCCTGAGTGACGCTCGTTTGTAGTAGTCCTTGATCTCGGCCGCTGTGGGCGCGAGAAGACCTGCTGCATTCGAGGGCGCCGGGCCGCCGCCATCGCTGGCGCCTGATCCGTTCGCCGATACCGGGGGTGGGGATGGTGCCTTCGACTTCAGAAACGCTTTGAACATGCTGCCCACCTTGATGGCGTCCAGCTTGCCAATGTGCGCGTCCAGAATCGATTGACGCTCCATGCCTGTCGACTCATCGTCCTGCGCCAACCACGCTTTCCAGTCGTCGCCCGCGTCGATCGCTTCGTAGGTCGGGACCAGCTCTGCGAGCTTGTCCGTGAACCTGTCCTTGCGGGCCTTGATGTCCTGCTCCCGGCTGTTCTGGGCCGACTCTCGCAGCGGTTTGATTTCCGCGTTGATGGCGTCCGATATTGCCTTCCGAACAGTCACAAGGTTCGCATTGGCGATCGCTGTGGCTTCTTCTTCGCCCAGCAATTTGATCTGTTCGGGGGTGAAGAACTGCCCCAGATCGACCTCGGTGCCTGGCGTCTGCGTGGTCTGCAGAGCATGAATCTGCCCCTGCAACTCAGAGATCCGTTGATGGAAGCCGTCTGCGTCGGTCTTTCGACCTTGCCGTTCCGCTGCGAGCACCCCAGCCGTCACATTGAAGCGCTGCTTCCAGTAGGCTGGGTCACTCTCTCGGGGGTCTACCGCGGGAGGTTTCGGTTCAACGGGGTTTGCAGCCCCCGCGTTCGGCTCGGAAGCCGGCGGCGCGTTCGGGTCTGCGGGATCTGTCTTCGATTCGTTTCGGGCTTCTATGTGCGCCTTGATGGCGTTGGACATTTTCAGCACGGCGCGAGGAAGGCGCGTTTCGTTCTGGGCTGGTGTAGCCTGCATTTAGGACTCCACGATCCAAGGCCGCCATCAGGCGTCTGGGGTTCGCACAGGATGCGGAGTACGCGATTCCCGAGTTACGCAGCCAGCCGAGACAGCGCGGGCGCTGTTTGCTGGTTACGGGTTAGCCGTGTCTGAGCTTCGGTGATGTCAGCGATGATCTCGCTGAGTTCCATCGCCCTACCCTGCGCGCGGAGGATGGTGTCCGCCGGCGCAGCGCGGAGCGCTGCATCGTTTTCAGCCAAACGGGCTTTGAAGAGCTCGAGCAGCAACTGACCATCCGGTGACTTCGAGAGTCGCGCCAGAAAGCCGAGTTGGGTTCCGCTCAATTTCATGGTGCGCAGTGTACTCCGTAAGTAAGCACTTGCGTCAATCCTCTAGCAGCAGCCGAATTGCGAGTTCTGCTGCCCGACGCTGATTGCGGGCTTTCAGATCGCGCGCCTTGGCAATCGCTTCTTGAGCCACCTTTTCAGCTTCTGCTTCCTGTACAGCACTGCGAGCCTTCGTGGCTTCCGCCCGCACCTTCGCAGCCTCTTCCTGCGCTGTCTTGGCTGCCTGCTGGGCGACGGCTACTGCCTGTTTCAGCGAGGCAACGATCTCTGGTTCCGGTTGAACCTCCTCGACCGGTTCGGCTACTGGTTTCGGCGCCGGCGCCGGCTCGACCGCTGGCCGCGCGCGCGAAGCCTTCTTGGGCGCGGCGGCGGGTTGCGGCGCAGCTTCCGGTGCAGGGAACCAGTCATCCAGGCCCAGGCCGCGCGCGAGCCGCGCCCTGATGCCAAGAATCGGCTTCGGCGCACCCGGCATGTTCGTGATTTCGGCCGGTAGAGGTTCTTCTGGTGGTTCAGGCTTCTTGAGGGGCCTGAACTTGACGTTGCGCCCGTAGAACCCATGCTCGAGCATCTCTTCCGGGGTGAGCGCTTCACCCTGCTCTTCCTCTTCGCCCTCTTGCGCGTCGAGCAGCGTGACGAATTCGTTGACGTGACCTGTCAGCGCGCCCAGCTGCTCTGTGGTCTGGTTGTCCGATAGCGTGACGGACTCGTCATAGCGGAGATCGATATGGGTGTGGGCCGACTGCTCGTCCACCAAGGAGATCGAGTCATCGAGCCTGCCGGCAGCGACGAGCTGAGTAGCTTGGTTGTCCGACAGCGCGACTGAATCTGAGATGAAGACGGCGTAGTCAGAACGAACAGCCGAAGCGTCCGTCAACGTGACAGCTTCGTCTCTTGTGGTTGCGTAGCCCCCGATTTGACTGTCCGTCAGCGTGACGGATTCAGCTCGGGCCGCCGGGGTAACCCAAGCTCCGGTCTGGTCGTCTGTCAAGGCAACGGTTTCGGCTTCGACGACAGCGTAGCCACCGGCTTGACTGTCCGTCAGCGTGATGGCCTCGTCTTGGGCAGCCGAGGCAATCAGCAAGCCCGTCTGCGTGTCGGTGAGGACGACCGTTTCTTCTGTGCGGTGGATCGCTTCAGTGACTTGTTCGTCGGTGAGCGCAACGGTTTCGTTCTGGGCTGCGGAAGTGACCCACGCACCGCTCTGCGCGTCCGTCAGCGCAACGGATTCAGCTTGGGCGGCACCGGTAGTCCAGCTACCCGTTTGCGCGTCTGTGAGGGCAACAGACTCGTCGCGCGCGACCGGAGTACTCCAGCCGCCCGTTTGCGCATCAGTCAACGTGACAGACTCGTCCCTGACGACTGCATAGCCACTGGCCTGGCTGTCTGTCAGCGTGACGGACTCGGCTCGAGCTGCAGGGGTAGTCCAAGCACCAGTCTGCGCATCCGTCAGCGCAACGGTTTCAGCCTCGACTACCGCATAGCCACTGGCTTGGCTGTCCGTGAGCGTGACGGACTCGGCTCTGGCGACCGGTGTGGCCCAGCCCCCAGTCTGCGCGTCCGTCAGTGCAACGGTTTCGGCTTCAGCGGTGACGAAGACGGCTTGGGCTGTCTGGCCGTCTGTGAGGGTGACCGTTTCCTCGCCCTTACTCGCTGAATCCCCCGTCTGCGAATCTGTCAGCACGACAGTTTCAGCTTCCGCGGTGACGAAGATAGCTTGGACTGTCTGGCCATCTGTCAGCACGACAGTTTCGGCGTCGGTAGCAGCGAAGACCGCTCGGACTGTTTGAGCATCCGTCAAGGTGACGGACTCGTCGCGCACGACGGCGTAGCCACTGGCTTGGCTGTCCGTCAGCGTGACGGACTCAGCTTGAGCTACGGGGGTGGCCCACAGGC